CAGTACCCTTAGTAAGTGATCAATCAGCAAGCAATCAAGGCTTGTTGATGCCTAAACTGCAATATCGTTTTAGAGTATCACTAGAAAACTTTGGCGTATCAACACCAACAACTGAGCTAACAAAGCAAGTTGTCGATATCACAAGACCAACATTGGATTTTGCTGATGTAGACATTCATGTTTATAACTCAACAGTGCGTCTAGCAGGCAAGCACACATGGAACGACATCACTATCAACTTACGTGATGACGTTACAGGTCAAGTGCAGAAGCTTGTTGGCGAACAACTACAGAAACAATTTGACTTTTATGAGCAAAGTTCTGCGGCTTCTGGTATCGATTACAAATTCACAACTAGAATTGAAATTCTAGACGGTGGTAACGGTGCTAACACAGCTAACGTTCTTGAAACATGGGAAATCTATGGTTGCTATGTAAAGAACGCAAACTATCAAACTCTAGCATATGCAAATAACGAACCAGTAACTATCCAGTTGGCTATTCGTTATGATAATGCAATCCAAAGCCCAGTAGGAACAGGCGTTGGTACAGCAGTCGGACGTAGCTTAGGCACATTCGTAACTGGTGGTGCTTAACAGTTACTAATTCCGGGAGCTTTAAAAGGACACTTCGGTGTCCTTTTTTATTATCTCTCCACTTTATTCTAATCGATAAATATTACTATGGGTATATTAGACGGATTTTTAGATAACTTAGGCAATGGCCTTTCTCGACCAAAAGGTAATCTTGGCGACTTTGCTCACGCGGCCAGATTATATAATACTAGTGCATTTAGACTAGCACCTAAAACCAAATTTCTTTATCATGTGGTTTTTAACTTTAATGACGTGCCATTAGCTGGTACTAATTTTAAAGAACAACATCAGAGGACTGTTGGTTTATTAGTCAAGTCAATTGATTTGCCTAAATTTAAAATACAAGTAGATGTTGCACAGCAATATAATAGAAAACGTGCTACACAGACAAAAATAGAATACGAACCGATTAATATTTCGTTTCATGATGATAATCTCGGAGTTACAACTGCACTATGGAGTTTATACTACGGATACTATTATGCAGACTCAAGTCACAATAGTGCAAGCGGAGGTGGCGCTGGTGCTACAGGATTTTTCTCGTCAATAGCAAATGCCGTAGTCCCTGGCATAACAAAATTATTTGGCGGCACTTCTGACACTGCTGGATCGAGTTCATCAGCTGTTCCTCCGGGCTACAGTCGATTAGATAATACTCAAGGATTTAATACTTATAGATACGGTCTTGATAGAGATCAATCAGTTCCGTTTTTTAGTACCATACAGATATTTCAATTGAGTAAACAGCAGTATCAAAGTTTTACTTTAGTTAATCCTATCATAACTGGTTGGCAACATGAAAGTCTAGATAACAGTAACGGACAAGATACATCTGCAAATAAAATGAGCATTATGTATGAAGCTGTAATCTACGGACAAGGTCAAGTTAGTACCGGCAACCCCGATGGCTTTGCTAAAGAATTTTACGATAAGAGTCCTAGCCCATTATCATTACTCGGTGGCGGTAAGGTTGGACTATTTGGCCAAGGCGGCATATTAGGCGGTGCAGTTGATGTCGTTGGAGCCATCTCCAGTGGCAGTGCATTTAGTAGTGCTGGTGCATTACTAGGTACACTAATTAAAGGCGCGGCAGTAGTTAATAACTCTAAAAAGTTAACATCAGAAGGTATTCGCCAAGAGGGATTTAATTTGCTAACAGGAGCGTTAAGTTCAGCAACTGGCGTTAACGTCGGCGGTGTAGCAAACGTACTATTTCCAAAAACAGGCGGCGCAGGTCAGGGCGATTTTACTGCGGCTAATCAGACACAGATAACGCAAGGACTTGGACCACTACCTCCTGCTAAGGTGCGATCATTCTTTGATGCTCGTCCCGGGTCACTCACATCTTTAGCTAGAACAGCAGTATTTGGCAAAGCTATCGGCGCCGGAAATCTTACTGAAATAAACACTAAATGGAATGCATTAAGTGCAGGTGCTAAAGCAAAGTATGAAACTGAAACATTAGACAAAGTAATCAACGGAGCACCCGAAGTACAAAGTCAATACCAATTAATTAAAACACAGGTGATAAATGGCAATATCTAACTTACCCTTAAATATTATTAACGCAGACTCGAGTGATGAAGTCAAACATTTCTTTGACATGTATTTTATCGAGCCAGTGGTATTTCCTGCGGCAGAAATAGATGCAGTTGTGGGATTTTTTCAGAAACGCGGTTTTGATGACTTGGCTAGTAATTCAACAGCGATCATATTATTACAACAGGCTAAAATAGATAACGTTAATGTATTCACACTATTAGATACATTAGGAAAGTTAGAAGAAATTAAAATATCTGCGGTAATTTCTCAAGTATTGAATTATAATAGACAAAAAATATCCACACTTGGATACAAAAAAGACGATACTACTGACTTACTTGAGAAAAGAAATATTGTAGTATGAAACAGTTTGTACAGGGAAAGTTTGTACCCAAGAACCCGGCAAAGTATATAGGAAATAAAACTCCAACATATCGTAGCAGTTGGGAATGGGCATTCATGCAGTTTTGCGACAATAACCCTGCTATACAAAACTGGTCAAGTGAAGCAATAAAAATTCCATATCGTAACCCATTTACTGGTAAACAGACCGTATATGTTCCAGATTTCTTTATCAACTACGTTGATAAGAATGGTAAGGTACATGCTGAGATCATCGAAGTTAAACCCCTAAAACAAACTAGCCTAGCAGAAGCTGGCCGTAGCAAACACAGTCAGGCCCATGCTGTACTGAATATGGCAAAATGGGAAGCCGCAAGAGCATGGGCAAAACAATCAGGCGTATTCTTTAGAGTCGTTTCCGAAAATGATATTTTCCATAACGGAAAACGATAAGTATTCATATGACAAAGAAATTAGAAGAACTTTTAAATCTTCCCGAAAGCAAGGATATTGCCAAAAAGTCAGCTAGCGCAAGTCGAGCTGAAATAGAAGAAGCTCGCAGTAAAATGCCAGCTGACAACTTCTTTCGCGACATTGAAGAAATTGATAAAATTGCCACAGCATTGCCCTCTGTAAAAGGACTAGGAGATGCTAGTGACAGCGAGTTTGATGCACTAGCTCAACGTGCTACAGATGCTTATGACGATCTAATGGATCTTGGCATGAACGTAGAAGCACGTTACTCCAGCAGAATTTTTGAAGTAGCGCAGTCTGCACTTAAGAATGCCATTGATGCTAAGTCAGCTAAAATTGATAAAAAGCTAAAAATGATAGAATTACAGATTAAAAAAGCAAAACTTGACCAAGATTCTAAGCCGCAGGGCGAAGAAAATATGGTAGCCGGTGAAGGTATGCTAATAACTGACCGAAATAGCCTGCTGGAAAAATTAAAGCAAATGAAATAAATACTACAGTGGGGATCATGATGAAATCATTTACAGAATATCTAACAGAAAGCAAAAAGACTTATGAGTTTAAAATCAAAGTCGCGGGAGACTTGTCTGAAGATTTTTCTTCTGAATTAAACTCGGCAATGGAGAAGTTTTCTGTTGTCAAACTAAGCAAAGGCAAGCGCACACCTATTCAAGATGTTCCTTTAGATTTTCCAAATTTAAAGAACTCACACGTAACTGTGTTTGATTTAGAGTGTCACTATCCAACAACTCCGCAAGTATTAGAAGCTTACATCGCACAAGTTTGCAAGTGTCAAGTAGTAGTAAGAACTGCTAACGATCCAAGTGAACAGTATGAAGCAGAAATGAATGAAAAGATGACTCCAGTCTTAGGAGAGCCACAAGAATCTGAAGTTGATAAGACAGCACAGAATCTAGTGGGAGAAAAGCATGTAAGCAGTTTCTTAAAAGATCTCGCAAGAGATTCTAAAGATTTATGTGCAGGACAACCTAAAGAAAAAGAATCTCCAATGCCCGAAGCTAGTGTAGGTATTAGCCCGGTGGGTTCTAAACAAAATACAATACCATCACCGGTAAAAGGAAAATAATATGAAATCAGATTTAGACTTTAACAAACTCTTTGGTCGTATCAGAGATATAGATCAAGGTAAGAAACCAGTTACAGAATCTACTGTAGCAGAGTGTGGTATGATGCCAACTCCAATGAATAACATTCCATCAGCACCTCCAGTATCAATGAACGTTAGTTTAAATGCTCAAGGTATTGATCAGATCAAAAGTTTGTTAGACCTAATGCACAAGGCAGAAAGCCCATTGGCTGCAGGACCAGTAGGTTCACCAATGATGCCGCAGGCACCAATGCCAACTATGTCTTCACCAACTCCAATGAACATGCCAGCTATCAGTTTAGATGAGCCAGGCTTCGGTGGTGAACCATCAGGCGACATGGATCCGTTAGATGCACTAGTTAAGAAAGCTGGTATTGCAATGGCTCCTAAAGCCCCAGGCGATGTAGGTCCTGGTGCCTCAGCTGGTGGTGACGATGCAGGTGTAAAATCTCCAATGGGTAGCAAAGAACCTGCTCCAAAAGATGACATGAAGAAAGTAGCTGACGAAGTACGTGGCATGGCTGACACACTAGCTGATGAAAATCAAGACGGTGGATTTGGCGGAGCAACTACAGCACCAGATGAAAAATACGGTGATGTGAGCACAGTAACAGCAACAGGTAACGACCTAGCAAGCAAAGGTAAAGAAGCTCCTAAAGTCAACGGCGGTGGTAATCCAATGGAAAGTATCCGTCAGCAACTAGACGCACGTTACAAAGAAATCAAAGAAGCCAAAGCTAAACCAGATTATATTGATGCTGACAAAGATGGCGACAAGAAAGAGCCAATGAAGAAAGCATTTAAAGATAAAGAAGTTAAAGAAGCTTTTCCAACTGTGGCCAGTGCAAAGAAAGATGCAGAAGGCACAGCAGGAATGAAACAAGGTGAAAAGAAAAAGTCTTCAACAGGTGGTACTATTGAAAAGACCAAAACTGGTATTAAACACACAGCTGGTAAGAACTACAGCGGTAAGGAATAAGGAAAACTATTATGGCAATCGTAACTAGAGTAAATGGTTTAGCATGTACAGCAGGTACATTGTACGGCCTTAACGCCAAGGTATTTAAAATTACAGTAAGAAATACAAGTGCGGCAGCAATAAACATTCAAGCAGAAGATGATGCCGTTAATGAAACTGTAGAACAGATTGTTAACGAACTTAATCCTTTGGCATTTTTTGTAGTAGACGCTAACGGCGGTGTAATGCATATTATTACAGACGTTAGCACCAGTGCAACTGATCTGCAACATCGCATTAGACAAATTGGTGCGGCAACGCCCGCAGTAAGAACTGGAGTATCTACATTTACGTATGCAGTTACAGCAGTTGGACCTAACAGCGTTGACATCAGCGGAACAGTAGTAGCTGATCCAACATCATTTACAACAGCATAATTCGTCGCAGTTAGCACCCTGTCTAAGGTGCCAAATAGACCCTCCGGGGTCTATTTTTTTCGTTAAATAAACATATGGCAAGTAAATCACTAGACGGCGTATTAATTAAAAAAGCCAACAGGCAAGAAACGTTCACTGAAAAACATATTCAGGATCTAATGCTATGTGCTGACCCCAATATTGGGTATGTGCATTTTGCAAAAAACTTTTTCTATATTCAGCACCCAGTACGGGGTAAGTTATTATTTGATCCGTTTGACTATCAAGAAAGACTGTTGCACAGTTATCACGACCATCGTTTTA